TTTTGTAAACAGTAATTGCCAATTATGTCTAAGTCGAACTTAATTTGCTTTTGAGCGCCCTGCAAGCGATAGAAGGTTCTAACATTTTCTGCTGGGTCTAGGTCAGTCATCTTGTGCCTCCCTGATTGTCGTGATTAGCTCAACTTCGCTGATCTTGTTCGTTCTCGTTGATGCACCGTCAAATAGCCGGAAGTAATCATAAATTGCTTTGTGGATTCGGTTTCGCTCTAGCTCAACTCCAGCCTCACGCCCTTTTGTCCAGAGGATTTTGCCGCTCATGTCTTTCATGTCAATCATCTTGTGCCTCCCTGATTAGTGCGATTGCATCGCTGTAAGCAGAGCAAGCCCCGTCACAGCAATAAGGAATCTGAGTTGCCCAGTCGGGACAGATGTCCCTTTGAAGCAAAGTGATAATGCGCTCACGCTCTCGTTCCTCCCCAGCTTCGTAGCCCATTGTCCAGTAAAGCTTGTCGCTTATGTTTTTCATCTCTACCAACATTAGAACGGCGCATTCTCGGTCGTGTAATCCTTAAGCATTATTCTCTCCTTCGATAAATTCGACAGCTTGGTTTACTAAATCGCTAAGGGTTTGTTTGGTTAGTTCTTTTTTATCCCAATCAAAGTTTGAAGTGGAGAATAATGGTTTTGCCTTGCCCAATTCCAGAAGGTCATAGTTTGTCCAAACAACAACTTCAAAAAAGCGCTGATTAGTAAGTAGCTCTAGCTGGTCGTAAATTACTATCTCCCAGCCGTCTTTTGTAATACAGGTGCTCACTTCTGGTCTCCGATGCTCATGTCTGCCATGTCAATCAACATTAGAAGGGCGCATTCTCGAAGCCACCTACGGAAGCCGCGTTAGATGCCTGCTGAGCCTTTGTCTTTACTTGCACTAAGCGAGCGTTCTGAATGTGATGCTCGACTACTGTCTTTTCAATGGTGGAGTCTTTAGGAGTATAAGTGCCTATCTTCGTTGATAGCTCTCCGGTGATCTCTACCCAGTCTTGTTCTTGTAAGTGCTCCACCTGGCTCATGTCGAACCAGCATGTCCATAGTCTTGAGAAGGGCTTAGCTTGCCCTTGCACTTCGTAGTTTTCCCAGATAGATAGGCGCTTGCCTTCCCAGCCAATTAGGTTTACGTCTCCGGTAATTGTGATCTGTGGCATTTTGTCTCATTTCTGTGTGAGTTATTTAGTAGCTATATATAGACACTAATGCATAAATATAGTTATTAAGTTAAATGTCTATATATAGAACCTAATAATGTCTATATATATATCTATATATAGAAGATGTATCTTATTTTAATTTCTCGATGCGATCTATTGTGATTTCGATGGTTTCTGCTAAATCCGAGTCAATGTTCATTATCTTGTTTTTGTAGTCCCACAGCTCGATAGTGAGTTGCTTTCGCATGTCCTCGCGCCCGTCACCATAGCCTTTTGCGTATCCGGTTACCCAGGTGCGCTCAGTGAAGTTTTTCCAGTTGATTTCTTGCTGCATGATTCTCCTCTGTGTGGTGTAACATTATAGGTCGGGGGCATGGCTATCTGTGGGTCATGTCCCCTTTGTTTTACCCTAAAGCCTTAGCCATGTCAGTAATCTGATCTAGGAGCTTCTTGGGAACACCTGCCATCTTGGCTTCGCTGTAAAGCGCTCTAAGCCCTTCGACATCACTAGATAAGGCTAAGACACTAGCCCTGCTTTCAAAGTCCTTCATAGCGCCCCCTAGAGCTTCTGAGGATACCTTACGCATTTCTTCCATACTTGGGCGAACAGTCTTTCCGTCTTTCTTAGTTTGGAATCCCAAAGTTGCTAACGCTCTGCCGATTGCGCTTGTTGCACAGTTCTCGACAAAGCTAGTTTTGTTGATAGCGCTTGAGCCTCGAGTCTCCTGGGCGAAGTCAATAGCTGCCGCCCTCATGTCCTCCCGGTCTGTGAAGACACTTGCCATTATTACGATCTCTGTTTCGTTGATTAGCTTTATCTCTGTGTGAATCCTGCCGTTTGGGTGCTTGTCCCAAAACTTGCCTATCCGGTCTGATACCGGTTCGTAGTTATCCATGAATCCCATTTAGTAACCTCCTGTGATTTTGAGATAAGGCGCTCCGCCTGACCTACTTTGTAACATTACTACGCATTCGCCGTCTACATAGCCAAAGCGTATTCCCTTCATCGAGTGCTGAATGACCGACTTTCGCAGATTAGCCTGTTGCTTCCAGAACTTTTCCTGCTCGAGAGCGTCTCGTAACAGCCTGTATTCCTCTGGGTCTATTTCTGTTTCCTCGTCTTCTATGTCCGGGTGCAGAATCCTAACGGCTGTATAAGTTGATTCACTACCGTCTAGTGCTGGCTCGACACCGGAGCTAAGACACTCTAGGAAGGCTTCTGCGGACTTCATAAGTAGGGCAGCCTCTATCGGGTCATACTCGACCGTAAACTCCCTGTATTCGCCTCCTGCGACCGCACAAAGCACAGCAGGACTATGCAAGCCAGTCACGATCATGTACCAAAGAACTTGCAGGCGATAATGCTCAGGTAATTCAGCCATTTGGTTTCTTGAGAACTTTATTTCGAGAATGGAAAGCCGGCCGTCTTCATCTTCTATAACGCCGTCTGGGTTAGCGTGGAAGGCAGGGTTGATTTGGCTTTCGTAGGTGTAGTTCCCTGTGTGCACAATTAGGTGTGGGTGCATGTCTCCGAACAGTCGAGCTATAGCAGGCTCGAAGTAGTTGCCTAGCTTCATAGCCATAGTACTCTCTGTAGGGAGTAGCTTCCCTGACTTCTGCGCCCATAATGACAGCGCGCTAGTCCAGGGGGATTTATTTATAATCGGGGCTATGTCGCTGCCGCCTATTGCGTGTGCTCTCTGTGCGTGCCACTCAGTAGAGCCGGCTGGGTGTGTGCCGATTAGAGTGCCGCCGAGTTTGGCGATTGTCTTATTTACTGTGATCATAGCCCTCACCTTAGCAAGAGCCTTAGACATTATACGCCTGGAATGTGAGGGGGCTCGATGCCCTCAGTTACATCTTCGTATTCCTCAGGGTTGTTTACCTCGGTGTTCTTGACTGCCATAACAGAAGCAAAGAACGCTAGTGCTGCTGCCACGCTGCTAAGTATCTGCTGTGACTGCTCCCCGGTAACTATCCCGGCGATTACTAAGAGCGGTACAAGTCCTGCGACTGCCGCGTAAATAGCTTTCCTTATCTGAGGGTTAAATTTCATTTTACGAACCTTTCAAGTAGTGCTAATGGGTCAAATGTTCGACCGCTAAAGATGTGTCTTGGCGTATCTCCATAAGTGAGATGCAAGTGGCTACCGCGTGAGGCGCTCCCAGTATTGCCTACTGCTGCAAACCACTTATTACCTTCCTCAATTTTAGTTCCTACCTTATGCTTGCTCTTTACTTTCAGGTGAGCAAAGCCTAGATACATCGGCATCTTTTTGCCCTCATGCCAGAAGCGCAGAACTAGACACCAGCCTAAAACATCACTCCAGGTGTTTACTACTATTGTGCCTGTCTCCGGAGCTGTGATCCAAGCGCCTGTTGCTGCGCCAAAGTCTAAGCCTCGATGAGGGCTAGTCCTGTTAGCTCTAGCGCCGTAGAGGGCTGTGATGCTTGCTTTAGGGAGTGGGTATCTCATTTTAGGTTACTGATTATCACAGCGACCACTACACCAGTAACGGCTGCGGTCATAATGGACTGAATCACAGCGTTACCCCAAACAGACTTCTCTAGAGCGCGTATGCGAGTCTCGAAGTCATCAAGTTTCTTTTCGATATCGCTCACAATCCTTAGAATAAGTGCTGTGTTGCTGGGTGGGCGGTCTGTCATTAGTCTGTTACTTCAAACTGAGTTGCTTCCCAGTCTCCAAGTCCTTCATTCCAAGAGTACATGAGTCCGTCCGTCGGATAAGGAATTGGCGCTGCCCATTGACAGCTTAATTTGTCCAGCTTCCAAGACTTGAATGGCTTAGGTGAGATGAACGCATCTAGTGTTACATCGTATTTGTACCCTACCCCTGCGTAGTTCTTTCTGATGTTGCCGTTGTAAGAAGTGCGAACGCATACCTGACCGCGAAAGTCACCGTAATAAGCTTCCCAGTCTGAGATACCGTCAACAACTTCGTCCTCATTGCGGCCGACGATTACTTCGGTCACGATGTTGTTCTCGTCTAAAAATGCGTAATGAGCCATGTGTCTAGTTTACCTTTCCTAAGCGAAACTTATGTTGTCTGTGCCAGCGGTGAATGTTGTTACCTTGAACCCGCCAGCGGTTGCCGTTGAAGATGTTAGCCCACCGCCGATTGTCAGCGTGTAGCCGTCTGGGTATTTGATGATTACGATTCCAGAACCGCCTGCGCCGCCTGCCGCGCCGCTGCCGCTTGTACCACCACCACCACCACCGCCGCCTGTATTGCCGCTGCCGCTTGTTCCAGTAACGCCAGGAGCACCACCAGCCCCACCGCCGCCTGAGCCGCCTGCGCCGCCTGCACCCGAAGAATAAATCCCTCCGCCGCCACCGCCTGCGCGAGTAATAGAAGTCCCAGTAATTGACGAGGCTGAACCTACGCCACCAACACCACCGACAGTTGAACTAGCATTTCCACCGACCGCGCCAGCGCCACCACCACCGCCCGCAGGATAATTTCCAGGTTCGAGCCCTTGTCCGCCATCATTTCCTTGACCTGAAATACCAGTTCCAAATCCATAAGAAGTACTTGATGCGCCGCCGCCTGAGCCGCCATTACCAGATTGTGAGCCCAGTAATGAGTTACCAAAACCGCCGCCTGTAGAAGTTATAGTTGAAAAAATACTATTTGCTCCATTAACTCCAAGTGTAGGTTTATCTGCACCGCCTGAGCCGCCTGCGCCGATTGTAACTGTGTAATTTGTTGAAGGCGCAAGAGTTAAAGCAGCGCCACCGATTGAGGTTCGGTAGCCGCCTGCGCCAGCGCCAGCGCCGACACCATCGCCAGGATTTGTACCACCACCACCACCGCCACCAGCAATAACCAAATAATCAACCACTAGCGGACCTAAATTGGCAAAGAACTGTTTCCAAGAGCCACCTATTTTAGTGTGACCTTCGGCAACCTCTTTCCAGCT